GTCATTGGATTCTTGCCATCCAAATCTGTGTTTTGGCTAGTCAGGCTGACATTGGCAAACACATCACCAAAACGCTCTAAACCTTCTTCTTTGGTCATGTAAACGCATCGTGCCACCCACCACACTTCATCCCATGTGCGTGCAGGGCTATGCATGAAGTCACACCAATACACATAGTCAATTGGCGAATGTGCCGCATCTATGCGTTCGTTAGGCATTTCTTGGACGTTGGACACTTGACCTTCTTCAAGCTCGCCCAATGCCTCATTGACAATTACAGGCTCATATCGAACCCAAGCCGTGCCACGACCAGGCAACAAACGGTCTTCCACCACGCCACGCATTGCGTTGTCGAAATCGCCAAATTGTGTGGTTTCGTACTCAATCACACGTTCCAACATGGTAGATGCCAAACGCCCAATTGGGTCGCTGTCCATGTATCGGCGAGACACTTCGGGCTTTGCTATGCGCCCGTAAAGGCTAGGAAATAGAACTTGGATGTTTGACCATAAGATGTTGTATTTCACCCTTGGCATTTCGATGGCATCGCGCTCATCACGGTAGCGTTTGACAACCTTTTGACCGCGCTTTTGCCACTTGTCAAAAACTTTAGTTGCCGCCTCTATTTGGTCATGCCAATAGGGGCCTGGGTCTTCACCCTCATACGCACCGTTTTCTTCGTACATGATTAGTTACCGCTTGCAAAGAAGAATGTCACATCCATTGTGCCGCCTTCGGTAAAGTAAAGACTTGTTCCAATATTGGCAGGGAAACGATGAAATCCTACGGCAGGGGTAATAGTTCCCGATACAACTGTGCCGCTTGCGCCGCCATCAGTTAAAACCATTGTGCCTGCGCTAGTGCTGTTAACGTAAAAACCGATCAATTGGCATGGGCCTGTCGAAACCGCCCCTGTTGCCGTCATGTTTTTGTAAGCACCGACTTCTGCTACTGGCTGGCTCATATTCTGACCTCTCTAGGTTGTTGCATTTCGTATTCCCACAATTCATCTAATGTAATGGTCTGCAGGGTTTTGCCTTTAGGTGGCGGCTTATCCCGTTCATCTTGGCGGTATGCCACCGCTAACATTCTAAACGCATCTGCGGGGTGAGAACACCAATCATGGCGGGGTGTTTGACGAAAAGTTTTCTTGTCTTCATCGTATTCACGTTGGTATTGGCGCAAAGCTTCTATCCCCTCATCGCAAATCGGGTCAAAGTAACAGCGGGGCAATATCATCCTTACGGCTTGAATGCCGTCTTGCACACCAATCTCAGGCACGATAGCTAGTTTGCTCATGCCCCCAAGATGGGCCGCCAACTGCTCCACAATGGATTTGCCGCCGCTTGCCAAGGTTTTAGCTCGTGCGTCATGCGGTAAGAAGTGCTTTGTGTATCGGTAACCCTTATCAACGACCACCCGCGCTATGTCTTCAATGCTTGCGCCTGAGACAGCGTAGTAGTCCATTACGTGTATCTCGCCTCTAACGACTTGATACCACCAAATAGCTGTGTCGTCCCTGTATCCTAAGTCCCAGGCGGTAAAAACAGGCATTTCAGGGTCAAACTTAAGCTCACGAATGCGTCCATCATGGTCAACTTGACGCATTTCTTGGCCGTAAAACGCACCTAAGATGGCGGCATCAAAGCTGCATTCGTATTCTTGGTCGTATTGGTCTTGGCTTAGTTGCTGTTGGGCGGCTTGTAATTCTGTGTTTGGCAGAAGCTTGGAAACACTTGCAGGCAAGCGCAACAAAAACCAATCAGGCGTGTTTTGGCTTACACGGTAAATGTCATGGAATTGGTTTTTTCCTTTAGGCGTGCCGCCAAACACCGCCCAACCCAACCTGTCCGACAAAGTGGGGCGAATGACGTTTCCCCAAACGCTAGGCTTGAAGTCGCCGTATTCATCAAGGTAAACACCGTTAAAGCCCAAACCGCGCATAGCGTCTGCGTTGTCAGAGCCAAACAGCATGATTTTTGCACCGTTGATAAGCTCCACCGTCAGGTCGGCTTCATTGGTGCTTTTGGTGATTGGTGCTGCGTAATGCTTTAGGTAGTCCCAGGCTACGCGCTTGGCTTGGCTTCTGAATGGCGCTATGTAGGCGTATTGGGCAATCCTGTTGCCTTCAGTAATGGCTCGCTTGATTAAGTCGTTAATAGCGGCTACGGTTTTACCTGCCCTTCGATGTGCCACTAAGCACGCCCAACGCTCCGTTCTTAAGTGAAAGGGCATAAATGCGCTTCTAGGCGCATAGGGAATGATTACTTCACGGCTTCCCACTTAACCACCAAGTCTTGGCCATCTGCGCCTGTGATTTCCTGTTTTACGGTTTCAGCCCACTTTAGCTGGGTCTTAGTCCACCAAATCAGGGCCGTTGTATCGCCGCTGGTAGCCTTGCTAAATAGAGTCTTGGCTATCTGACCGTTGGCTTTGGCCTTACCCAAATCAAGCTCAGCACGGTAATACTTACGCAGGGTCTTGTCGTCTATGCCAACCAATACGGCTATTTGCTCATGGGGCAAGCCTAACCCGCTGGTGCTTTCGACCAGCTTTTTGGTTTCTTCGGTTGGCTTATGAGCCTCTTGGGGAATGATTGGCATTTTATATAGGGGAACTCGGTCAAATTTAAGCAGTTTCTGTCGTTTCTGTCAAAAGAACGGCTTTCTTGCCTGTGAAGTCTTCCCATCGCTTTACGATCACATCGCAATATTTTGGGTCTAGCTCCATTGCAAATGCTTTTCTGTGGGTTTTTTCGCAAGCAATTAATGTACTACCAGACCCACCAAACAAATCCAAAACATTACTTCCTTGCTTACTTGAATTGTTTATTGCTTCCTCTGGGATAAAAATTGGCTTTTGCGTTGGGTGGACATTTTTAGATTTGTCGTATCCACCAAAGTCCCAAACAGTTGTTTTCTTTCTATCATCTGTGAAATAGGGAGAACCCTTAACCATAAATAAACAAGGTTCGTGCGCCCACTGGTATCTTGTTCGACTTAACAACATTGGTTTTTTCCAAATTATTGTTTGAGCAAATTCAAATCCAGCGTCAATTAAACCTTGTTTAAAATTTATGGTTTCCCTATCAGCATGCCAAACATAAGCACTTGAACCATCTTTTAATACAGCGTAAGCACAAATAGCCATATCGTAGATAAATTGATAAAAATCTTTAGACGACATTACATCGTTTTTAATTTTTCCTAAATCTTTTTTACTGGGATTTGGTCTAAATGCATTTGAATAATCAACATTGTATGGCGGGTCAGTGTGCAACAAATCAGCTTTCTGCCCATCCATCAGTTTGTCCACAGCGTCAATGCTGGTGCTGTCTCCACACATCAGGCGGTGGTTGCCCAACTGGTAAATGTCGCCCAGCTTAGTGGTTGGCTCATCAGGCACGTCAGGAACAGCATCTTCGTCTGTAAGCCCTTCAATTACCTCAGGCTCTAGCAGTGCGCTTAACTCTTTGGGGTCAAAGCCCAGCATCTCCAAGGCAAACCCGTCAGCCAGCAAGTCGTTTAGCTCAATGGTTAGCATTTCATTGTCCCACCCTGCGTTTAGCGCCAGGCGGTTGTCGGCAATGATGTAGGCTTTCTTTTGGGTTTCGGTTAGGTCTGCAAGCTCTATGGTCGGCACTTCTGTATAGCCTAGCTTACGTGCAGCCATGAGGCGCCCATGCCCCGCAATGATGCCGTTTGAGCCGTCTATCAGTATTGGGTTAGTCCAGCCAAATTCCTTAATGCTTGCCGCTATTTGAGCTACTTGTTCGTCAGAATGTGTGCGGCTGTTTTTTACATAAGGGATTAGTTCTGTGACCTTCTTTTGGGTAATTTTCAATCGCTCACTTCTTTCATCTTGATAAGCCCGTTTAGCATTCTAGACTTGGTGTTGAACCATTGCTTACTGAAATCGCAATTATTGTAGTGGTCAAACTCAGGAATGCCTAGGGTGTAATGAGCAATCTTGGCGTTAGGGTTTTGTTCTTCCCCTACCAATACGTTCCATTCTTTCGGTAACTCACCGATTTGCGTATCGGTAAGCCAACCGAATCGGTGGAG